TTTGTGCGGTTTTTTTAATGGAATAACCAAGCTCGGGGCATACGGCCATAGCTCAAAATAGAGTTAAGAGATTTTAGGCTTTAGAGCAATGGCAAATTTTGAACTCGTATCATTATCAGAAACGCATGATTTAATCGTTTTAATTAAGGATATTTTGGAGAAGGCAACCAGACAAAAAATCGCTTATGTCTTGGTTGATAAGATGAAAAAGGCAACTGGTGGCGTAGCAACCAAAGATGCTATTTTCAATATGGAAGAGGGACAATCTTTAATTCTTACATTCCGTACTGACGGCGATGTAATTAAAACCGTATTGAACAATAAGGTTTTACCTCTTAGCCGGGTAATGGATTATGACGATCTCACCGAGTTTAAAGCAGGGGTTGAAGAGCTGGCTTTGAAAATTAAAGGGAATCAAGCCAAGTTTGATCTTGCACGGCAAAAGCAGCGTGTAGAAGTGCCTAACGACCCGACTTTACGCAAAAAAAGTATTAAGAAACAAACTGAAGAACTCAATACACTGCTACAAGAAACAAATACGCGTATTGAAGAGAAAAAACGTACGCTTGAAGCCAAACAAAACGAATATAAAGCGTTAATTGGCTCAACAGAAGGGGCATAACTATGGCCCCAATTATGTTGTTTCATTTAATTGTTTGTGCTTTAGGGTTTTTATATTTCACTTACCAGCAGTTCTATTTATTTCGTTCAAAAAAAGAGTCGGTTTCTCTCTATCAAAAGTTCTGCAGTGTATGTGATAACCGGGTATTGATTGAGCAGGTTATTGCTGATCATCTACCAAAATTAGTCGTTAAGACTGTACTTGGTCTTATACCCTTTGTGTACGTCCTTTTTGCAGTAGCTCGATTGTTATATATGGCCGATTTATGGACCATTGAAGTCATTTTTTTCTTTGTGATTTTGTCTGCCATAGTTCTGAGTCGTGTTGCTCTTTTTCACATTGCCAAGAATGTTGTTGAGCGATACCTATGAGCCTTAGATTAACAGCTGAAGACATTATAAAAATCGTTCTGCATTGGTTCTATACCCAGCCAAATGGGTATATCGGGGTTAATCATGGCCGTAATTGGCATGAAATCCTTTTAAAGCCCATGACTGAAGATTCTGCAGATATGATTTTGCAATGGATGCGTGAAGATATCCCGCTGTTTAAAGAACTTTCTAGTAGTGAATTGAAAGTCGTTAGCCGACAAATCAGCATCGATCAGAAAGAATTTTTTATTTCAGTCGGTGAAATCATTATCCCTATGCCATCCATCGCAGAGCAAAAAACTATTAACCAAGGGGACAAATTCGATGCCAACGCTGTCTAAAATTGAAGAAATAACACTTCAGGTAATGCAAGATTTTCCGAATATTGCAGCACGTTATGCCGCAGGTGACCCTACAATTGTCGCCCCTTTAAAATCGATGATGCACACGCTTGCTGAAGTAAGCCGAGATGTTGATATTTCTGAATTAGAGCCCTTTATTAAAACCCGTGACGCTACAATTCTGGCTGATGCAAGCAATAAAGGTATTTTGCCTTTATGTACGCCGTGCCAGCACTATATTGAAGTCAAAAATAATGGTAACTCGAATCTATCATTGCAAAGTAACAGAAGCCTTTTAGATGGTCTTGGCCGCCCATGGCGTTTACTGCAAAGCGTTAATGCTGCACCAGGTGAAACGGCGACTGTTTTAGTTGAACAATCGGAGATAAGGACTGTCGAATATACCCCTGAAACAACTGAGACTTTCCATAATTATGCATTAGACCTCAAAGAAGAGACTGATTTAGTACAGCTTTCTGTGAAAGATCAGGACAATAATATTTATAACTTTGTTACCCGCTGGATGAATACAAAAGCTGGTGACTTAGCAATTACTTTAAAAACCAATACAAAGCGTAAAATTATCTTAGAGTTTGGTGATAGTGATCGATTTGGGACAACTTTATTAGCAGGTACACAACTTAAGATTTCTATTACTGAAAGTTTTGGGAAAATTGATGTTTCACAATTAAGAGAAGCATCACTTGAGACTGTTACTAGTTCAATAGAACAACGTGCAACAATCAAATTTAAATCAGATGGTTTAGTAAGAACAGGCGCGGACCCACTGAGTATAGAGCAATTACGCTTATTATCATCATTTCCTACTGACGAAGATAACGCCGTGTATCTTGGAAATTATAATTATGCAGTGCTCAAAAAATTTCTAACACGAAGTAATTATATTAATGTTTGGAATGAAGTTGTTCAGGAACAAAATTACGGGGCAAGTTATCTAAATATAAATAAGATGTTTGTTTCTGTTCTCGCAGAATCCCCAGCAGATCAGGCATTACTTGAAACCGATATCTTGAACTACATTCCACAACTAAATAACTTGTATAAGGGCAAGATCATCTTCAAGCCGGTTCAGGAACGCCCATTCAAGATTTTTATTAAGGGCCTGTTATCACCTGTTCATGATATTAATGCGGTAAAAGAAGAAATACGTACGTTACTCTTAAAATATTATGGCCGTGGGAAAACAGCAAGTTGCTACTATCTGGCAAACGGTTTCAATGCACAAGAGATTAGCAAGCTTTTAAGTGACAATATTAGTGCGTTTCAAGACCGTTCTAGTGATTTTAAGTTTATGACTGAAGACTTAGATGCTAACCCTGTGAAACCGCATCAATGGCTTTATATGACTGCAGAAAGCATTGACCTTGATATTGTTCAGCTTAAAGGTAACGGGGAATCAAGATGGTCGATTATCTAAATGTTTTAGCCCCATATAAACAATCCGCTGCTTTTGATGAAACTGAAGAGGCATTAAAGGAGATATTTATACGTTCATTTGAACATTTGTTCATTGAGCAATTAAACAACATCCACTATTACGGAATGCCTCATTTTGGAGGGCCTAGCGTTGTCGAAAGATTCACTAAGCAAGATGGTTTAGTAGTTTTACGGCGGCCAGACGTAAGCGCTACAATCATGCGTATTATCTATGCCAACTGGAAATCATTACGTTCAAAACAGGGTTTAGCATTCCTTGAATTTGTCTTACAAATGCTTTGGCCAAACCAATGGCAAATAGTAAGGCTGTATCACAGTATTTCACGTATTGCACAATATCCTATTTTGGCAACCGAACATGAAACTGCAAATAGCTTCTTAACATCACGAATATTCATTTTGATGAGTGGTGAAGTGAATCGTCAAGAATTGGTAGAGCTATCACCAGTTTTACAGAATTTAGTACCAGCTCATATCGTTCCTACAATTGGTATTCGTTTGGAGATTGACAGCGACCTAAGCCTAACTATGGCCGCGGCCATGAGCCCCGTTAAAATAGGAGTTTTTCATTATATTTAGAGGTGGAATTGCCTTAATTTCAGCTCTTTTAAAACTAGCACAATAGGGTAAATGACTTAGGAACATTAAAACTATGCGTGCTAGTGCCTTTCAGCAAACACTTTTAGATTATTGCCAAGATTACGAAACCGCAAAAAGCCTTGGTACCGCCATGCTTGCATGTAATGCAATGATTGTACCTGCCATAGCGCCTCATATTGCTTTACTTATCCCGAATGCACCTCGTCCTGTATCAACCTATACCGAACCTACGGAAGTTATTTTTGCTGGTGGTTTACAAGCTCATCGCTCGGGAGTACCGAAAACTAGCCATGATGGACAATTGCAACTCATTGAAACAGATACAGGCCAAATCGCTGGTTTTGCTGAACTTTTGATGGCGAATAACGGCCATACAGATTGTATTGTTTTTGATGGCCGTAAAGACCGCTTTACCCTTGCCTACGAATTAAAAGATTGTGCGATTACGATCGAACCGGGCGAAATTGATGCTGAAGGGCGTAATACTTTAATGCGCCTAAATGCACCAATCAAATATATGTATTTTGGTATGAATGCAAATATTGGTTCATCGACACAAGTAGGACAAGTACAGAATGCAACCCAAGGCTTTCAAGATTTCATAAACAAAGCAAATGAAGTCTTAAATGTTGTACAGGCTGGCAATTCTCTTATTCGAGCGCTAGGAAGCCTGTAAATGTTTTTAGAACAATACCAGGAACCTTTTAAGATCAGTCAGGCAGGCACAATTAGTACGCTTGCCGACCTTCTGACTGATCATTACATGTCTATGGGCTACAGCCTTGTAAAAGAGGACATTGTAGAAGTTCTTAAAATTGATTTTCTGTTTTATGCAAGTTGGGCAATTACTAAAGGTCAATTAAAGATTTCATTACCAATTGATCAGGATAGCGAGATATCTGTAGGGGAATGGGGGATTATTGAGCCGGTTATCCGCGCTCATATCAACCATATCCAAGCCCAGCGGGTTGAAGCAAGTGGTTCAATGGGGGGGGAACGTTTTGGCCTTTCAGCTGCAGAAGCAGAGCAGGCATACTCTTTAACCAAAGAAGCAATGAAAAAAGATGCATTTGTAGAAGAGCCTTTTACGATCGACTACGAATACTCAAAGCCTGCATTTAGAGCGTTTTAGGTGGTGATATGAGAATTGTACTGTCAAATTCGACTGTCATTAGCATGAATAGGCTTGTTACTGCAGTAATTCGTAGCGACTGTTTACCCGTGCCTTTAACAATTGAATTTCAGGTCATTCTCAATGATGAACTGATAGAACAATTGAAAGAAGGCAATTTAATTTACATTTCTGAGAATTATCAAGAAATGAAAATTATAAAAGCTGTGGTGAATAAGACGTCAATTGTTCAGGGTGATGAAAGAGTGACTATAGGCTCTTTCATTGCCATTTTATCCGGCTGTGAAAAGTTGATTAACCCTGCTCCAAAGGCGATTTTTTTGGAAAATACCTCAATTGGTGGGGCATTACGCGCAGCGGGTATTAAAGTTCATATTTATGAAGATGTGCCGCTATTAAAGTTCTTCATTCCATTCGGTGAAACACCCACTTATTTAATTGGGCGAGCACTTGGTGAAGAAGCTGCAGCAATGTTTCTTTTTGAAGGGAAAATTGCTATACGCCGTCTTTCAAACATTACACAAGCAGAGCCTAAACTAAAGCTAGACGTATCTGCAATTAATTGGGTGAATAACCCGAATGAGGTTTTACATTCTATACCTTCATACGTAACGGTGAATGAGGATGGGAAAACCCTAGAGGGTGAAATTAAACCCGGTCAATCTGCAAGATTTCACCCATCTTTAGACGCACGGCGCCTTAAAAACTTAAGTACAGCCTTAGTTGTTAAAGGTACCGCTCAGCGCTCACTAAGCCCCAATATCAATGCTGGGGATATCATTCAAGTCGAAAATGAAAAATATGTTGTTTTAACTGCGGCGCATCGATTCGATAGTGGTGCCTTAGGTGATGCAACAGTGGCAGCTTCAAAGTTCTGGTTAGCTCAGGTGGTATCAGTATGAATAAATATTATGGACATTACCCGGCTACGATTATTTCAGTTGATCGTAAAGGCCGAACTGCAAAAATTAAAGTACCACCTATCACGGACGGTTTAGATTCTGGCATCACTGCCACTTTTGAATATGCGCTAGGTGAAAATGACCTTGATACTGAAATTGAAATTTTAGCTGGTACAGATGTTTATGTATTTTTTCTTCAAGGAGACCCATATAGCCCCGTAATTAGTGGCAGTCGTTCGCATGGTAAAGATGCTGAAGTAGGGCATCGCCGTATAAGACAAGAAAACATCGAATTGATTGCACAGCATAATATTTCACTGATTGCTGATGAAATTCTTTTAGAAGCCAAAACGGTAAAAATTAAAGCTGAAAAGATTATAAATGAGGGGGATTCAGAAACAACGGGGACCCAAACAGTCAGAGGGAAATCGACGCTGGAGGGCGGTGCAAATATTGATGGTATTGAGTTTGATACACACAAACACGGCAATAGTCCGGGTCCAAGTTAAAGGGGTGGAATAACGAAAAAGTCGCTCATTTAATTCGCTTGAGAATACAGCTAGTAACTAAAATTGCAGGCTGAAAATGAGTAAATTTGGCAAATTTCTTACAGACACTTTCGGAAAGCGCCAAGCCGAACAAAGAACCCATACTACCAATGATATTCGGACTATTAACCCCGTTTACGAAAATTTTGCGCCCTATGGCCTTGGTACATTTTCATCCAAAGAATTAAAAGAACGGGACAGAAAGCAGATTTATACAACGTATAAAATCATGCAAACTGACCCAACCATTGACGCTGCTTTAAACCTTTTAGTTACTGCGGCACTTGGCGGCCATGAATCACGCGGGGAAGTTGTTTTTATCTCACCTGCAGATCATGTAAGAGGGGAAGGAATAAGAGCTCAAAGACTCAGACAAATAGTAGAAAAAGAAGCTAGACACCTGCAATCTCTCATTAATTCCTTTGTATTTGCATTTACTCGCAGCGGGATTACTTATGGTGATTCATATGCTCGTATCTATTCGCAAAAAGGACATGGTATTCATCACGTCCTTTGTGATGAACATGTAGAATCACCCAATATTCAAGCGTACGAACAAGCTGGCCGTACAGTTGGCTTTCATGTATTAGAAGCGAATAGCACAGAAACACGTTTAATCACTACATTAAATCGAAGTCAAATGATTCGCATGAAAATGCAACGTGTCTCACCTGTGCCCCAATTTCGGGTAGATAAGGTTTATAACCAGCAGCTTTTACAAACAGACGATATTTCTGCCGTTCCGGTTATTCCGAGCCCAGTAGGAGGCTCATTTTTGCAAAACGTCGAATCAGCTTGGCGTGATGTAATTCTTAACTTCACCGCGCTTAATACACAGCAGATTGCAGATAGTGTGAAAAATGAGTTTTTAACCATTGATGTTTCAGGTATGCCACCTGAAAACCGAAAAATCTATAAAGAAGGCTTAACAGCTGCACTTCTGAAACAGCATGAAAAGGCAAAAGACGCTTTGCAAGGCGGTGACCCACTCTGGGCAACGAATTGGATTGTACTGCCGCAGTGGGGTGACAAGCAGGTCATGAACCCTCTTGGCGACGTCGCTCAACGTAGTTCCCCGTTAAGCATGGAACTTGTCATGACTCACTTACGCCGTGCGGTCGGGTGTCTTGGCTTAGACATCTCGCTACTTGGCTGGGCTGATATGCTGGCTGGGGGCCTTGGTGACGGTGCAGCATTTCATACGAGCGCCCAAGTAATGCAACGGTCAGCACTAATACGACAAGCATTAACAGAGCCATTGATTGACCTCTGTATTTTGCATTTTGCTTATAAATACGGCGAGGTATATTCCCGAGCTGATCTGCCTTTTAAGATTGAGTTTTATAGCGATATTAGCGCAGCTGCTTCTGAGGCCCTGAATAACCGAAATACCCGCGCTAATACGTTGTTAATGACCGTTCAAAGTATTGGTGCTCTTAAAGAGTTGAACTTAGCGCCTGAAGCCAATGCTGTTCTACTCGATGAGTATCTTGGTATGGATACGGCCAAAGCTGATTTAATTTCTAAATCTCTCGAAACAGCAAAACAAGAAGAACGACGTCTTCAGAATCAAGACAATGGCAATCCTAATAATGCTGATAATCCTGAAGGCTCTGATACTGCAGGTGAAGACGATGGCGTTTAAATTTAACGAAGTAAACGTAGCTAATCGAGCTGATAAAAATACTCAGGTCGTTACAGCCAAAATGAATACGATTAAAACCAAAGCTCAATCATATCGATATTGGGCGGGTTTTAATGCTGCAGAAGCACAGCAATTGTATAGAGAGCTTTATGATCTAGGCGATATTGTGACGGCACATTTTTTTGTTTTAATGAAGCCACACAAAGACAACGCTACAGCAAACTTAGCTTTTTTTAATGATAGTTTGACCGGTTACCTGGTAACAGAGACAAATCTTTCAATAATTGAAGCGGAGTATGAACAGGTGAAAGTGGGGGCATTTTATTACAATGCTTTAAGCGGGTTTCAAGAACCCGATTTACAACTTACATTCGTTGAAACCAAAGATACCCGTATCTTAAATAGTTTCTTGCAATGGCGTGAGCTGATGGTGAATGATGACGGTTCACTTAATCCACCAGCATCATACGCGATGGAGATTACCGTAGGTCTATTCTCTCGAGAACTCGGGTTGAACTATAAACCCTTTGAAAAAACCTACTTAGTAGCTCCAACACTCAACGCAATTGATAATTTAGTATCGAATAATTATGAGTCTTTACGAGTACCTGCCGCGTTAAAGGTGCTCAGACCCTTTTCAATAACGGAATAAGTAAAAAAGACCTTAAACCAGATCAGCGACAATTTAGCAAAGACTTAGAAAGGCTGATCTGATGTTTAAAAATGAGGTTTTTACCACGGCGTTTTCCACTGGCGAGAAGCGCAATTTACAAATGCCTGAGGGCAAAGTTGTAGAGGATGTTTGCATAGCAAATATTGGTTATTCAACCGGTAATGCGCGGTCTATTCCTACAATCTTATGCGATGGGGCAAATTCAAATGACCCATGGTCAATTTATAACGTTCAAGCAAATGGCAAAGTGCAGCAAATGGCTGTAGTGGGCGCAGTAAGTGAAGATCAAGAAAGACGACTACTCTCACGTTACTTATTACCACTGGTTTCTAATGCCGTGATTCATAGCTCTCAACAGCTTACTGACGGGGGGATGAAACGCTTTCTTGATAGTGCAACTACTTTAAAAAACACACAGTATTTACTTGAAAGTGATGCCATTCATTTCAACACCCGGATTACTGAAGAACCAGTAGCATGGGAAGATAGTGAGCTTAAATCTCATAATGGCTCATTAAAAACAATGCTTTTTGATATGGTACGTCAAGATGATCATGCTGATCTTATTGAGCGCATGACACCGCGAGATATTGCCGCTTTAGTAATTGATGAAAATTGTGAGGTGGCACTTCATGATGCAATCGTAATTAAGTACCGTGAGTTTGACCGATTAATTGATCAAATTGCTAATCAATTAAAAGAACTTGGTGATAAAACTTTCTATGTTGAAGAAGTCACCAAACTTAAGCCTTTTAAACGTCTTGGCGTAGTCAATGTGGCTGCCGTATTTACTATGTCTGACACACAGACAATCACTGTCATACTTAATAATCCTGACTCAACCCCAGCAAAATTATCTCAAGATGATGTTTTGACTTCATGGAAATGGATTTTAAATCGCCGTGATGTGACTGCAGCTCTACAACCGCGTGCCGTTGATTCCAAAAAATATAAGCTTATTGCCACACGGATGATTAAATTATTAGTTAATAACCATCCGCGATTTGTACGTGCTCAGGCTGAAAAATTACGTATTCAGGCTGAATTTGACCAGACTAATCAAGCTTTGGCCGATGCTAACAGTGAGTTGACTTCACTTGATGAACAAATTAATGAGCAACAAAAACTTATTGATGAATTTGCTCAACAACAGCAAGCAAAACTTGATAGCCAAATTAGTGTAGATACAGCTATAGAACCAGAAGGCCAAGAACCTTCAGGGCTGACAAAAGAAGGCGCTGACGTATTCCATGAGAATTTGAAGGCAGCAATTGATACGAAAGAAGAGGTTGTATTAACCGGTAATGAGCTTGGTGATTTTCCTGCAACCCCGGAAGGAATGAAAGAGCTTCGCAACGCGGCCAAACTTAAACTTACTGAAATGATTGGGCAATGGTTCGATTGTCCGGCACTTGGTGGACCCGTTGAAATTCGTAAGAGTGGGGTTAAAAAAGTAATTAGTTTTAGTGGCGATGCGCGTAAGCTAAAAATCGTATGTGCATTAAAAGAATTATTCTTTATTGCCCGTAAAACTGATGAATTAAGTACATATGCAACAGCTACAGAGCAAAATATTAAGGCTTATCACATTCTTGAAGCGCCGTTGACGCTGGAAGAGCATAAGTTAAAAGTTCGTTTTGTTGTACGTGAAGATGATAAGGGTCAATATCATTATGACCACACAATTTCAAAAGATGTGCTCCAAAATGCAAAAAGCCCGCTATTAGACGGACTTTTCACAGTAACGGTTCCAAAGTCGGGAGTGTCACAAGAAGAACTTGCTAAACTGGCCCGCAACGGTCGTTACCACCTTGATTCAATTATAGGCGACGATTTCGAGGCGGTCAATCCTATGATTCTGGATGACGCGACTACGGCCAAAGACGAAGTTTTGAATATCTTTATTATTGAAGATGTGGCACCAGCTGAAGAGCCTACTGATGTCACAACACCTGCAGATGAAGGGCAGCAGCCAGCTGATGAACCCGCAGAT